ACCACAGACATTAACGGTTCAGTCGCAGACCTTTCAACACAGTCTGTAACATGGAACGTATCAGGCGCAATCGCAGTAGCAACAGCGTAATTAACTAAACAAAGGGGCAAAGAATGGCAAAGCTAAAAGTAACAAGGGCAGACAACTCTATTCAGGAGTTCGAGATTACTCCGCTCATCGAGTATTCGTTTGAGCAGTTTGCCAAGAAGGGCTTTCACAAGGCACTGATAGAAGATCAGAAGCAATCTGATGTCTATTGGTTGTGCTGGGAAGCAATCCGTCGCTCAGGGGAAACCGTCCCACCATTCGGTGAGAAGTTCCTCGAGTCTATTAAAGGGGTAGAGGTCTTAGAGTCCGACCCTTTAGGCTAGACCGGAACTCCGTTACTTATACGGCGACGCGTTTGTCGTATGAGTACGGGGTACCGTTCGAAACCATAGTGAATCTAACGCCCATGGCGTTTAAAGCTCACATTCAAGTTCTAAATGATTTAGCAAAGGAGCGCGAAAATGCCAACAGAAGTGCAAGGCGCGGTCGCTCTGCGTAAAGCACTTCGTAAATTTGAGCCTGATTTATCTAAAGGCTTAAGTAAAGAAATGGCACTTGCACTACGTCCCATAGTTAAAACTGCTAGGGGATATCTTCCATCAGATGACGACCAAATAAGCGGCTGGGTTAAGAATGTAGATCAGGAAGGTCGCTGGTCAGGTACTAGAGGTTACGACGCCGCCACAGCTAAACGTGGGATTGGCTTTAAAACTACTCCTTCTAAACCTAACCGTAATGGCTTTCGCTCTCTCGTTACTATCTTTAACAAGAACGCTGCCGGTGCTATCTATGAAACCGCAGGACGCAAGACAGGCGTTCAGTCAGGTCGCTTTAACCCTAAAATGGGTGGCGAACTTAAAGGCAAGAACAAGATGCAAGGACGCGTGATTTTTAGAGCGTATGAGGAAAACCAAGGCAAAGCAAAGTCAGCAGTGCTAAAGGCTATTGAAGGCGCAGCGAACCAATTGAATTTGAGAGGTAAATAATGAGTATTCTGATTAACATCGCCTCAGAATTCACTGGCAAGAAGGCGTTCAAAGAAGCCGAGAAGGCAACCGTAACTCTTGAAAAGCGCGTTAAGACTTTAGGTAAATCTCTCGGACTTGCTCTATCTGCAGCAACTATCGCATCTTACGGCAAGGCAGCAGTCAAGGCATTTGCCGACGATGAAGCAGCAGCAAAGCGTTTAGCCAACGCAGTCGATAACCTCGGACTCTCTTACTTCAAAGCAGACGTAGAGGACTTCATTTCTAAGACTGAAAAGAGCGCAGCAATTCTGGACGATAAACTTCGCCCAGCGATGCAAGCCCTTCTCACTACAACTGGATCACTTACTCAATCTCAGAAGCTCCTGAATAACGCCATAACAATTAGCCGAGCAAGCGGTATCGATTTGGCTACTGTTGCTCAGGACTTGGCTAATGGCTATGTAGGAATTACCAAGGGAATCAAGAAGTACAACACAGGACTCACACAGGCTGAACTTAAGACCAAGAACTTCTCTGAGATTCTTGGAGTTCTCTTATCCCGTTCAGCAGGTGCAGCAGATGCTTATCTCTCAACAACTTCTTATAAGATGGAAGTCCTGACGGTTGCAGCGGCTAACGCCCAGGAAACTATCGGTAAGGGCTTGGTCGATGCTTTCGCCAAACTAGGCGGTGGCTCTACGGCTGAGGATGCGGCTAATAATATTGCTGCAATTGCCAGAGGAATCGCTTCTGTTACTAACGCAGCTGGGGCTGCTATCGGAGCGGTAGTCAAGCTCTATAAAGCATTTGACTATATTGGCACTCTTGGCGGTCTTACTGGATCTAATGGCAAAATTGTTAAATATGATGCAAAGATGCAAGCAGCAGAAGCCAAGCGCATCTCTATTCTTAGCCACTCAGCACGTCAATCTTCACCTGCTGGAAGTTGGGCGCGAACAAAGCAGCAGCGAGATGCAGAAGCAGCAGCCGCCAAGCGTGCTAAAGAATTAGCGGCGTTACAGAAGAAGCAAGTAACAGCCCAGAAGGCTCTTACTGCCGAGCAAAAGAAGCAAGCCGCTCTTAAAAAGAACGCTGCCCTCTTTGACTTAGAGCAGATTCAGATAGTCGCAGCCCTTAAGGGCAAACTCTCAGATGAAGATCGCAAGCGCGTAGAACTTCAATTAGCACTACTTACAGAGAACTCTACAGAAGCATCTAAACTCACCTATCAGATAGCCAAGGCTCAAGGATTAACAGAGCAGATGGCTCGCAACCTTGCGGCTCTGCCAGCGGCTAAGAATCCTTTCGAGGCATGGGCTACCTATCTCGACATGATTGCGGCAAAGGCTAAGGCAATCGTCACCGGCGGCGGCACTGCTGGAGTCCCTGTTATCACTCCATCAACTAACACCACAGACTTCTCAGGCTTTGCTATGCCTACGACTACTCCAGGTCAATCCGGTTCTGCTGCGCAGTTCGGGTCATCTACTCCATGGGCACAGGCAGCGCAGAACATCGTCGTACAGATTGACGGTAAAGCAATTGCTGAGGCAGTACAGAACCAGAACAACTCAGGTAACTTCACAGGCTTTAGCCGCTTAGGTGACTTTAAAACACTATGAGCCTACCTGCCCAGATAGCCGTCAGCTTTGACTTTAACTCAGGCGCGACCTTTGGCTACCCCTTTACTATTGGCGATGCTAAATACGGCATCATCGGGGTATCTCAGTTCGCAGCTAGTGACGTACCTAATCCGGTAGTAGATCTCACTCCTAACGTTATCCGCATCACCACAGAGCGCGGGCGTAACGTCCAGACTGATACCTACATCAACGGCAGCGCAGTAGTGCGTGTCCTTGATACAGACGGCGCATGGAATCCACAGAACCCTAGTAGCCCCTATTACGGCTATCTCGTACCACTTCGCAAGTTGCGCATCTCTGCAACAGTAGGCGCATCCTCTCACTTCCTATTCAGCGGTTACACTACCGAGTACCGATATACCTACCCAGTAGGTCAAGAACTAGGTTATGTAGATATCTATTGCTCAGATGCCTTTCGCCTATTCAATATGGCGCAGGTCACAACTGTAGCCGACTCAGGGGCAGGGCAGACTACCGGCACTCGTATCGGCAAGATTCTCACTGAAATTGGCTTCCCATCCAATATGAGAACTCTGGACACTGGCGATTCAAACTGCCAAGCAGATCCGGGAACTCTACGCACATCTCTTTCAGCTCTTAAGAATGTTGAATACTCAGAGCAGGGCGCGTTCTATATTCAGGCAGACGGTACAGCCCGCTTCATCAGCCGTCAGAACGTGCAGTCCTCTATTGCTGGTACTGCCCTAGAGTTTAACCAGACCGGCGGTATCCCATACGCCAACCTCGTATTCGCCTATAACGACCAGCTCATTATCAATCAAGCCAGCATGACCCGAGTGGGCGGTACGGCTCAGGTCTATGAGAACGCAGCATCCGTAGCCCGCTACTTCCCACACTCTATTGCCCAAGAGAACCTCGTCATTGATACAGATGCCAACGCAGCCAATATCGCTGCAACCGTGGTAGCAACCCGAGCTGAAACCACCATCCGCATCGATGCCATGACCGTTGATCTGCTAGACCCTAACGTGCCTACTGAAACCATGATTGGCATTGACTATTTCGACGTTCTCACTATCAGCAACATCCAGCCGGATAACTCAGTTATTACTAAGACCTTGCAATGCCAGGGCTTAGCGTGGGAGATTACTCCTAACAGCATGAAAGTTACGATAACAACACTAGAACCTATAACCGATGGGTTCGTAATTGGAAGCGCAGAACGCGGTATAATTGGCGTATCTGCAATGACTTACTAGGAGATATAAATGGCAACAGGCTTTCCAGCGACTACAGGCGATATCTTCACCGCTGCCGACTATAACGGCTTGGTGACCTATGCAGTCAGCGCAGATCAGACAGCAGACTACACACTCGTCCTCGCTGATTCTTACCAGCTGCTTATCCCTATGAACAAGGCAACAGCGGTAGCCCTTAAGATTCCTACCAATGCCTCGGCTGCCATCCCGGTCGGGTCGGTCATAACCGTACTCAATAAAGGCTTGGGCACTTGCACAATCTCAGCAGTCACCTCAGGCACTACTACAGTCCTCTCAGCTGGAGCAGTAGCCGCATCTCCTACCTTGGCTCAATATAAGTCAGCAGCTCTTATCAAGACTGCAACCGATACATGGTATGTGGTGGGAGCTATTTCGTAATGATTGCTAATGTAATCGCAGCAATTTTGCCAATGGTTAAAAGTTCATTTTTTATTGACTATCTTATCATCGCTGGTGGCGCAGGTGGCGGCTCTACTCCT